TCATCTGAAGCAGCACCAGTAAGGGAAATGATATACACATTAGAAAACTTGTCGTCTTCTACTGCTACAAGAACTTGTTCCCCAACATCAGGAACAGTCCACACACCAGACACTGCTGCTCGGCCAATAGTAGATACAGCGATGCTTGTACTTGTGCCAAGCACTGATGGAATAGAAACGTAAATAGAACCGGTAGTTGAGGACGATGCGGTTACTACTGCTCGATATATTTGCATCCCGTTATACATATGCGTTTACCCTTTCTGAACTTGCGCGCCATTCGCCTGCAACAAATTTTGCATCTGGTGCTTTTTGAGATAGTTCTACTGGTGGTACAACATACTTAGTTGTGGTATTAAAGTCTTTACCTAATATAAGGTTAGTGTAATAGGTAGTACCTCCTATTACATGTTCTACATCTTTAACGTACCAAAGGCCTTCAAAGTTTGCGTTGTACCCAACAACCTCTACAACTCCGCCAGGTACAATTCCAGCACCAGCACTAATCTGTGCTCTTGCAGTAAATGGAAACTTTTGCTTTCTCTTAGCCTCTAAAATCTTCTCAGCCTCTTCAAAGGTTTGAGCTGATTCAACTAACGAACTATGAAACTTAGAACGAGGAGTAACTCCGGAAAGACTAGTTTCCAAGTAGGTGCTCTGCACACTTAGCAGATTTCCAGAGTTATCAAGAACATTCATTTCATATTCAGTTGAATACCCATCTGGGGTGAGATACCCAAACGTACCTTCAAAATGAAGGATCCCACCAGGACGTGGTTTTGCAGTACTGGTTAGTGGTACAAGTTGTTCAAAGGATGGGCGTCTACCTATGGCTTTATATGGATCCCAGATATGCATATGAGTTCCATGAACGGTTACTGAGTACCCGTAGCGTTCACAAATTCTAAGTAGAAAGGCCCAATCAGATTCTCCTGCCTGCACTACTCTTGAAAGCACAAAAGAGTCATCAAGAACATCCAAACTTAAATGGTAACTACTACAAATTTCAGATGCTATGGCTTTTATGCCAACGTTATCCCACACCCGTTGTTTTTTGCCCATTAAGTTCATAGACACTCCAAAGCAAACAATCTTTGCTGTTTGGAATGGGCTGCTATTAATAATAGAAGATCTACTATCCGACTCTGGCTCTACGTACATGACGTACCCACGAAACTCTTGAGTGCGATTTTGGCCAGATGAAATATTCATTTCAACGGCTGCATCAATGTAATCGGTAATTCCTTTAGGAGGTATACCAGCCATTGTTATGGTTAGAACATCATGCATGTTTGTTGAAAGTTTCAACGAAGCCGATTGTATTGAACGGTAATTAACTTCAACACCGTTAAACGCAATGTAAGTTTTTGGGGATAGTGGATTACCTGAATTAATTATCATGTAGGCATCCGCAGTACTGTGCCCGTTGGGATAACATCTGGCCATTGAACTTGAGGATTAATATCAGCAATTTCCCAGTACCTATTACTATCATTCAATAACTTAGCTGCCAGTAGCTGGAAGGTATCGTTTTGCCTAGAAACGTACTGGTAGTACACCCTTGCTTCTTGATCTACTCTTTCAGCAAGCATGCCACCAGAAGATAAACGGTAACGACTTGACGTGCGGTACGATGCCATAGTTGTCTCCTTACTGCCAGGGCCAGTGGAAGCTGAAGGTTGCAACGCTTCTTGAAGAGTTTGAAACAACCTTTTTAATTACCAGTTTGTTCCCAGAAGGGTACTGTCCATTTCCAGTGCTCTTGTTGTCTGGGTACACGGGATCAAAGTCATCTTTTTGAATTGACAGTTCTAGTGTCCATATTACAAGACAGTAACCCGTTGCTGGCAATCTTGAATTGGACTTTTGAAGGTAAGTAGATGAATTTCCAGGTCCCTCTTCACCTGGGGCACCATCAGCATTATTAATGTTTTCGTCGTCGTCTTCATCATGTCTTGAGTACCTACGTGCCTTACTCCAATTAGCACCTTCACCTGATGCACCAGATCCCCACTCATCTTTGGATGAGGCAGACTTAGACCCACCGTATGAGCCAAGTACTTTAAAGTTTACGTCATACCCTGGTTGTGTACTATCAATTTCACCAGTGTTGACGTTTACGCATTGAGCAGCAGTAAAGATTTGGTTTTGTGTTTTTGAGGTGTTTTCAAAACCATAAACAGTGTACGTCCAGTTGTAAGTTACTGTTAAATTTTCACCAGTTTCGTAAGCTTCTAGAATAGTGTCCGTATCTGCCCCGGTACCGGCGCGAGGAATTACATCGTTAAATCTAAAGAAGAAGTTTCTTTCTGAGTAATTCTTTGCACCAGTTTGTTCAAGAGTAAGCATTGAATATTTGTCAGTATCAAATATGTCAATTTTAGCTTTTTGAGTTGCTTCATCAATATCACGACCCCAACCAAAAGTAACTGACCTAACTCCACTCTGCAAGATACCTGCTAGGGCTTTGTTAGCTGATTCGCTTCTTGCTTTCTGTTCTTCAAGCTCTTTGATTGCTTGGTTAAACTGGATTGTCAAGAATGAATCCTCTGTTGCAAACCCAACATACACAGCATTCATGTTTATGGTCACTCGACATTGTACGGGAACCATTTTTGTGTTGAACTTCAAAAAGTCAACCTGTGTTGCAGTGACAAACCCGTCAACCATTAAAAGACCCGAGAACATTACTCGAACAGGGTTTGGCATAAGGATTGCAGCGTTACCAATGTTTGCAGTCAATGCAGCCATCGCGTCTGCGTCATTGAAACTAAAGGTGCTTTCTTGAGAACCTGTGGTGTCAGTAGTCGTGCCAGTGGATGCAGGAGATGAGTTGTTTGAGAACACCCGAGCAGCTCCTGCAGCTGTTGTTTGTAGTTGCTGATCTATGAGGTTTTTATTAAAACCCTGTCCAATCACAGCATATAAAACACGTAAATCTGCGTAAACACCAATGTCATAAGGAGTTGGATCAGATATCTGATAGGGGTCGCCACTAACGGTGTTTACACTAACCGCAGAAAATGGATCAACTTTTGCGTTTGTTCCTCGTGACATTTCATACTGACGATCAAAGAACAAATCAAATTGAAAGTTCATTTGAGCACCAATTGGTTGAGCAAGCTGCGCCGGGTCCTGAAGGATTGCCAGGTACATGTCCTCTCGCATACTCACACTTTGTTTTATTTCTTGAGGATTAAATTGAAATTTACATTTATAAATTGTTGTTTTATTTATAACTGGTAGTTTTAGGTTACGGATATACCCTCTGCTTAATTGAAAGCTCTGCGGGTTTTTATCAAGCTCAGCTTGTGCTTCAAGGAATCTAATGTTTCCTTGAAAGTACTTTGTAAAAGGAGGGTTGCTCTGCTGAGCCTCCATAAAGGGTTCGTTAATTGGAGCAACTGTATAGTTTGATTCGTTGCGGTACCCCATCAGTATCTCCTCATTGCTTCGTTTTCAAGTTCTTTTTTGATAATGGTAACCAATTCTTTTGCGGCTTTTTTCATGTCAAACTGGCCGCTACTGTTAGTCACATTAAACACAGGGTTAACATTAAACGTTAGGTTGTGCTGCCCACCATTAGAAGCAGTTGACGTCTGGGACGTAGACATAGCAGGAGTGTATCCAGATGAGGGGGAACTCATTGGTGTCGTTATTTCTGGGTCCCCTAACCTAATCTTGCTTGAGATAGGGGTGTACGTAAGTTTTGAACTAATACCAATGCCAGTCCCACTAAACGCTGTCTTATCAGAGGGGGACGAGGATGTCGGGGAAGAGTGTTCAGTAGGCGAATAGCGCAAAAAGCTTGTGTTATAAGAACTTTTATTTGTTGAAGTAGCACTACCAGAAGTTGAAGGAGCGTTCATAGAACGTTCAGCAGAATCTGCAGTTGCTGGTCCACCGGAAGAAAAGCCCCAAGCAGCTCCTGCTTTTTCGTAACCCTTACGACCGTCTGGTAACTCCGCTGGCTGTACATGCCAAGGTTCGCCGTTCTTATCCCCAAAGTGCTTTAGTCCATACTTAGCAGCAACCTTAGGAACCTTTTTAACGTTGCCAGCTAAGTCAACAGCCAACCCAATTTCATGCATTGACATTCCTGGGGGTGCTGCTGGGTTGTTGCCTGGCTTAAGTGTCCAGTAAGAACCTTGCCAATACCAGTTAGGTTTACCGTTAGCACCAGTAGGTTCACTCGTACGGTTGTACCTACTTGTAAACATCCGCTCTTGGTTTTTGGTATCTCGTGTGCCACCACCCCAACCAATGTCAGGGTTGTCTCGCATCATATTAAGAACACGGTCTTTAACTTTTGGATTTAAACCTTTGAAGTCTGCACGTTGTTGAATGTTTGCTAATGAAACAAGCTTCCCACTATCCCCTAGTGGGACGTAAGTACGTGCATCCTTTTTAGAGTCAGCTTGGCTTGATGAGTGTGTTGAAGCCACCACTTTGGGTGTTGCCCCATCACCAATATGTGGGTCACCCCCACCAGCCATGATGCCGTTTGTAATGGTGCTAGCAATACGGTTTGAACCAGTGAACCCAATAATCCCAGATAGGCTGTCTTCTAGAGAACCAAACGCACGGGTAAGGCTTTGAGTTTGCCTTTCAAGGTACGCGTAGTTGTCAGCCTGCCGACGGTAGAACTGTTCTTCTCGTTTTGTTTCTAAACGAGATGTCTCTTCTGCTTGTGTAGCAAAGTTCTCTTCAATACCCATTCGACGTCTGTCGTTCTCACGGCTTGGGTTGTACATCCCACCGCCGCCCTTTTTCTTATATTCAAGGTTTGCTTTTGCGTACTGAAGAATTTGAGTCTGCATATCTTCGGGTACACCCATAAGGCGGAGCTTAGAGCGAGTAACAGACCCTGGGGCAAAAGCACTATTTAAAGTCTTCTCGTCAGTTAGGTTTGCTGATTTTACAACGCTTTGCATAACATCCATAAGGGTGCGTTGTTTTCCACCAACCCCTACCATGCCAATGCCACCCATCATAAACATGCGGTTTGCAGTACCTGCAGAAGCTAGAGAACCAATCTGACCAACAACATCAGAAGCACTCATTGTGTAGCCGCTTAGGGTTCGTACGGCCTCAACGCTTGATGCTTGCTTGCGTCCGCTGATACCGGTAGCAGCTTCCATAGACATAAGTGCGTTGATACCACCATCACCTAACCTATATTGAGTTAGGGGCATTCGATAAGTTGAGCTAACCCCAAGCATTGACTTTCCGGTCATCTGCTGGTACAGCACAGACATCTTGTCAGCCTGTAGTGCGTACTCCCTACTTCTGTCCATACGGGATGCTGAAGCGTTTGCAACCATGTTGTAAGCAGAGACTGCCGCCATTGCTCCGCCTGCCGCATACCCTGCTGCGGCCCCTGCACCACCAGCGCCAACGCGAGCTGCTGCCCCCTCAAAGCCTTGGGCCTTTAGGTACTTTGATGTAGCAGTACGCATTAACTGCATCTTGGTTCCACCAAC